ACATTCTCTTTGTTATCATGTCGTAGTAGAAATTCTCTACTTCTTTTTGGATCTTTCTTGCGGTGTTGTAGTTGACGTCTACGATCGAGTCTTGTACGGCTCCTTCTTTTTGTAATAACGCTATCTCCGACACTAGTTTTGCCACTCTTTCCTCTTGAGTTTCGTTTAGATACTTTGTGTTCAGCATCTCTTGATTCCAGAGTTCGACTGCTTTCTGTGCATTGGCGTTTGCTTCCGTTACGTTTGCCGCTGCTATATTTTCTTTGCTTAATTGGATTCTGTTTTCAATTTCCTGCCATTTATTTTCAAGATCCTGCCCTTTTGTGTCTACTCCTGCGATTTTGTTTGCTTCTGCCAATGTTTTGGCTGTTTCAGCACTTGCAAGTCTGTTTTGCGCCTCTATTTGCTTCAGTTGTAGTCCCATCGCTTGTTGTTGTAGTGCTGCTTCTACAGGATTCATTTTTGGTCCGCTTGGCTGCATTCCATCTCCGCCCGCTGTGCTTGCCGCTTGTCCTCCTCCGTTTCCGTACATGAGTCCTACGCTTAATCCTGCATTTTCCATTTCTTGTCTTTGAGCTCCAAAGTTGGTGTCTTTCCACATTTGAAGATTTCGTTTGTATTCAGCTTCTGCCGCCTGTTGTCCATAGTTGTATTGTAGGCCCATTCCTTCTTTTTCATACTCCCATGCTTGTTGCATTAGTTTCTGTTGGTTTTTGAATCCGTTGTTGTTTCTCTTGAATAGACCTCCTAATAGTCCTAGACCACCACTGACTATTGATCCTATTCCTCCGGTCACAGCTCCTGCTAATCCCGAGGTTGCTGCTCCTGCTAATGTTGCTCCTAATCCCATAATAATTAATTTTTACATTCTTCGCGCTTACTTTGAAGAAGCGTCTACCTATATTTACTTGATATAATATGCTATATGCGTACTGTGCTTTTTTGGCTTTAAAAAGCGGACATAAATATTTACATCCGCCCTTTTCGCATATAGTGTTCGTAGTCGTACCCGACTAGTTGTCTCTAGTTGGATTTGGTTCAGTTACTCCTCCTTCGGTTTGCCCCTCGGCTGTCTTTGGTGCTTCGGCTTCTCCCTTTTTGAGGTATTCATTTAATTTGTAGTTATTAACTTTATCCATTGCGTCCATGGCTAAAGCCCACTTGTCCGTTCGTACGTTGCAATCTTCTCTTACTCCTGCCTGTTTAGGCGTATAGATCATAGGTGCTCCGTCAGTTAACGGTTCGTTTTCGTCGAGAATTCTCTGGATTTTTTTGATTAAGGTTTCACCCTTTTCTGTCATTTCGATCATTCCCTCGAAGTTATTTACTCTTATTTTGTTAATTGTTTTCATGATTATAAGAATGGAATTTGTTTAGCACTATAGTTACCTCTTCTCGTTGCTTGCACCACTGTTTGTACCCAGAAATTCTGACTGTCTATTGATGTATCAGCAAAGATTTCGATGTATTTCTGCGGATCAATGTATGTAGTTAAATCTTTGATCGTGTTATCACTACCTACCTCGTAACGTCTGTTGAGCACCATAAAATCTAATGCTTCTCCGGCCGCAAAATCTCCGAATGTGCGGTTGTAGTTGGTCATGTAGTCAATCCATGCTACTGTTTTGTTGGCGGCTAGGTGTTTTAAATTGGCCATTGTTCTACTATTTTCGTATACGGATGTTTCTCCGACCATTTGTTCTTGAATAAGGTCTTGGTATCCGATTCCGTCAAGTGCTGGCTTGTGTAGATCGTCAATTGTTTGTAAGTTTAGATCGAAGTCGTTACCTTGCGAATAGTCGATCATCGGTGTAATAGCCATCAATCCCATAATGTATCCCGGTTCTTCACATTGATAGTGTATGTGTCCGTTATTTATTGGTTTACCTCCTCTTCCGATTGCTGCGATGTCTCCAAGTGGTTGAGTACCGTATGTTGTTTCTGTTGCACTTTTTGAAATCACTTCGTCGAATTCGATATATTGTGTCATACCTCCGATAAATACAGGTGTTTCGGGTCTGTCAAGATATTTGCCTGCCGTATATACTGTTTCCAACCAATCTCGGTATGTACCTCCTGCTACTGCGATTCTGTTCAGCATGTTGTAGACCTTCTGTTGCAAGTTCAATGCATCCATTGTCAACTTTCCGTCATTGGCTGTGATGTCAATGCTTGTTATTTCTGTGATACCTCCTGCTCCGTCGATCCAATCTGTTTTTATCCAATTATTAAAAATATCGCTGTCGTATGTTTTTAACAGCATTCCGCCTAGTTTATTTGCTTGACTATTCATTATGTCGCTGAAGAATTGCACAAGTTCACTACTTCCGTTGTTTTGTTCGTTCAATTCTGTTCCTGCTAGTACGAGTGCTTCATTGCCCTTCTTGTGTAAGACTACATCCCTGATCTGATCAAGCACCTTTAAGTCATATTGGCTTAGTTGTGTTTTTATGTATTTGATTATATTTTTATCAAATTCAATGTTTACAATTTCTGATATTACACTTGTGACTTTGTCGATTGTAATTGTTTTTGATGTTGGGTCTGTGCTTAGGTCTGCCATAGTCGTGATTACGTCGCTTCCATTTTTTCTTCCCAATACTTTTACATTTTCCCAATAGAGTTGCCAGTTGTCGGATCCGTCGAACGACCCTACGCTGGTTCCGGCTGTTGGATATACGTTTATATTTTCTGCTGGGATTTTGTAGATGTTAGGCCCTATGGATAATCTGCTCAATCCTCCTCTTAACATGTAAAATTTGTTTTCTTGCGTGTTTGCGAAGAAATTTTTGAATATGTCAAGATACATAAGCAGAGGAACACCATTTTTTAATACTCCGTCAGTTGCGTTAGCTCCTGTTCTTCGTGATTTTGTCCAACCTAGATACTTATACAGTGCACTGCTTGAAATGTTTGTTTCTGCCTTTGTTGCTGTTCCACTTGTATTAGCATTCATCATCGGTAATTTGATATCACTCATTTTCATACCAATTCCTGTCCGGTTGTTGTGTAACCAACTGTTGTATAATCGGAATCCTCCGAAGAACATGAAGTGTTGTAATTTGAATGACCCGAATAGTGGTCCAAGTGTTGGTTGACTTAGTGTTTTGTTAATTAAATTCAGATCAATAATGTCTCCTTTTTGACAAAGTATTTTGCAGAATGGTACAAGCATTCCTACTCCGAGTGAACTTCTGAATACTGTTGATATATCATGAGTAGACATGTCATAATCTCTCATTGCGACTTTCATTTTGTTATTGTCGCCTAGTGTATTTTTACCTAAAGTTCTTACAACTGCCATAATTTATTCCTCCTCTTTTTTTGATGCTTTTTTTTGTTCTTCTTCCCATTGATCAGCCTCTTTACAGGCATAGATCATTGCTGCTACTAGATTCCAATCTGTTGCGTCAATTACTTTTTGGGCTTCTTCTTCCGATTGAAATACTTGCTCAGTAGCCAAGTGATTACCAATAGTAATGATAACTTCATCTGATTCTGCGTCTTTTTTTCTGATTTTGAATGCTTCTTTTAAGTTCATGATTTTTTATTTTTTTGGGTTAATATTGATTTGTGTACTGTCAACCGAACTTGTTGTTGTTTGTTCGGTTTTTTGAGTACTGTTGCTGTTATTTTTACTCACGCTAAGTGACATTGTACAGCTTTGCGCTGTTAGAACTGCTGTAATACTGATGATTGCAGTGCATACGATTTTAATAATTTCGTAAATGATTTTTTTCTTATCCATCTTCAAATAATTTTAATTGTAAATGTTCACACCATTCTTTATATACTTTTTCTTTGTTATAAATTATGTTACATAATAACCTCCTTTCTTTTTTAATGAATATGTAATGTTTTTGTATTTCATCATCGATCATTTCGAATCCTTGTATTTCTTCATCCGTATGGCTGTTATGCCATACGAATGCTTTCATCGCTTTAAATGTATTGAATCTTTTTTGACCGATACTATATATCGGTCTTTTTTTCTTCTTCTTTATCATCTCTTAGCATTATTTTGTTGGTTTCTACCACACATACTAATTCGAATACTTCATTATCTGTACTTTCTTGTGCTATTCCTAGCGCTGTTTTATACGTCCATTTTGCACTTAATTCACTTATGTGAATTTTGTTGTTATCTTTTCTTTTTCTGATAATTGTCCAATTTGTTGCTGCCATGATTATGCCTCCTTTTCTCTTGTTTCGTTATAGTATACACTTTTTAAGCTTCTCACCTGTATCATTTTTACATCCCATTTTACATTTTTTCCCGTGTTCATCAGTTTGTCATAGATGTTCATGTACGTTTCATGTACTCCTGCCTCTCCTATGATTTTTCTAATGATCATAGTTGTTCCTTCGTTGTTCGTTGCGTAAACTTCTACGCAAAGTTCATTTGTAATTTTTTTAATATCCATAATCTTTTGTTTTTATTGTTCCACGTGGAACGGTTAATACTCTTGTTTTTTTTGAACACTGCAAAGGTATGTGATTTTTTTGATTCTCCAAATTTTCTCTGATTCTTATAACTTTTCTTAACGTTTCCATAGCGCCAGCGACAAATACAGGGTTCTAGGGCGTTGCCCTAGAGCGTTAGCACCTTGATATCGCCAAAGGCGCATACCACGACCTTTTGGTCGGGTACACGCCTGTCCTTAATTAGGTATTGTAGGTAGCTGCCCTTCTGTCCTTCTCTACCTTTTCCTCCCTGTAAAATTAAAATAAAGCCTGCCGCATGGTGTAGTCCGTTCGTTACGGACAAGATGTTTTCGTGAAACGAAAACTAGAAAGGACAATACTCTGCTGATAAGTATTGGTACATAATATCTTCCTCTTTTCTTCTGATCTGCCTTCGTTGTGCCTTCTTTCTGTTTGTTAGATTTTGTAATTTATTTATTCGATTGATCGCTTTTTTTCTTTCGATTTCCTCGATACTGTCCTCGTGTAGACCGATTCCATTTTCATTTTTTTCTTTGAGTAATCTTTCGTAGTAATCTTTGTTTACCGTGTTAGCTCCTATTACTTCGAATCCGTTTACCCATTTAACTCCTTTATCTTCGGCATATAGCCATAATAATTGTCTTTGATCATCTGTGTATATAGTTGTTTTGTAGTATCTTGGTAATGGTAGATCTTGTCCGTTATGTGCTTTATATGTAACGATTGTTTTTTCTTTATTCCATCTGTGTTTTAGTTGGTTCTCCTTTGCATAGTTTGCTCCGAGTCCTTTGCTGCATAGTACTATTGATATATAATCAGGATTGTCTTCGTCCTTTTTTGTCATGTATTTTGATACATAGTTTATTGTTCTTTCATTGACGTATCTTCCGTAGTATTTGTATCCGTCTATCCAATTTTCGTATAATAGTTTTGTTAATTGCCATTTTGTCTGCCCTTCTCTTGCATAGAATAATCCGTGTAGGTGTATTCTTCTTGTATTGGTATGTCCTTTTTCCGTTACACACCAATGCTTTACCGACTTTCCTGTTTCTTTTCTGATTCTTTCTAGGAATAATCTGTGTATTTTTGTGATTATCTCGTTATCTTGCGATCCATCGTTTTTGAATCCATATCTTTTACAAATATATTCATATCTTTGTGGAGATACTGTCCCTGTAAAAAATACTGCATGAGGTGTTTCTTTCAGTTGTTCGTAATTTCTGATTCTCCATTCTCTTCTCTTTTTTTTACGACATTCGAAGCAGTGTCCACATTCTACTTCTACGTATCTGAATCTCTCGTCTGTACACACAGGCGGATTCCACCCATTCTTTCGATTAGGCAGAAACCGCTTGTTTAATACTTTTTTTGTGAAGTAACACATATTACTTGTTTGGTTTTCTGATTACTTTTTCGAGTCTCTTGAGTATAGATTGTGCTTGTTTGAACTTGCTTACAGATTCTATGATCTCCGACAACTGATTGATTCCTCCGAAGATCCATTCTCTGAGGTTTTTTTGGTTTTCGTTGTCTAGATGTCCTTTTCCGAGTTCATAGTCTTTTGCGATCTTGTCTATCATGGCTGCTGCTTGTTCTTTCGCTGCTTCAGCAGACATTCTCTTTGTTATCATGTCGTAGTAGAAATTCTCTACTTCTTTTTGGATCTT